TGCCTCTGGGTGCGGTCGTCCAGCAGGAACAGCGCCTGCAGCTCCTTGCTGAGCTTGGGCATCTGCGGAGTGGCCAGCTGCTTCTCCATTGCGTTGAACGCGGCAATGTACTTCAGCTTCCACTCCAGCGCCGCCTTGCCGGTAAAGCCCATCACCAGCAGCGAAAAGCCGTCCCGGTTCATCAGGTACATGGGGTACGCCTTGCCTGTCCCGGCGGTGTAGGTAGCTTCAAAGAACATGGAGGTCAGAGCGCAATTTTGCGCTTTGATATTCTCGATTGCGCGAAGCACGTCTTTGTGCTCCTTGCCGAAGTTCTCAGCAATCTGGCGGCTGGATGCCACCGGCTCACCGTTCTGGGTAGATAAGATAATGTCTGTCATGCTTTCTTTCCTTCCTGCTGCTCTTCCAGCAGCTTGTCAACCGTGCAGCCATACAGGGCTGCGATTTTGGGCAGCATCGAAACGCGAGGATTGTTTGCGCCGGTCTCCCAAAAGGAGATTGCCGACTGGTCAACGCCAAGCGCGGCCGCTGCCTGTTTTTGCGTAAGTCCTGCTTTTTCCCGCAGTTCCGCGAAACGCATTCTTTCACCTCTTTCTACAATATTAGTTTTTCTCATTGACAAGCGAAAGAAAGCAAGCTATAATAAAGGTGTCAAACAAATATTTTAGCGGCTTTCTTATTAGTTTTGTATTAGTTTCGCTCATCACGATATTAGTATATATCATTATTATTAGTTTGTAAAGCCCAAAATATTAGTTTTGTTAGTTTTCGTCGTTATGCACAGAAACAAAAGGGGGCTTTTGTATGTTTTGGAACAACTTTGAAGCTCTATGTGCTGAAAAGGGTGTTTCCTACAATGCAGCAGCCGCCGATGTTGGTGTAAAATCGTCTGGAACTGTGACCGGTTGGAAAAACGGAGCAAAACCAAGAGGACCTGTATTAAAAAGGTTGGCCGATTACTTCGACGTTACTGTCGAGGAGCTCACCGGCGAAAACGAGCAAAAAGAAAAGCCCACTCCCAGTGAAGAGAGTGAGCTGAATGCAAGGTTTGACGCGCTGCTAAGTCAGATGACCGATGCAGACCGTGCAGATCTGCTGGAGTATATGGAATTTAAGGTTGCAAAGAGGAAGGAAAACCCCAATGGCTGAGTTTTTGGACAAAACGAGCCTTGCGCTCCTATTATATATGGAGAAGCACAACGGGAAAATGAACCAGCACGAAGTCTGCCTCATTTCCGGCGAGGATTTCAGTTTCAACGGCCAGAATCGGTACATTCAGAACTTGAAGGGCCGCGGTCTGATTGATGAGCGTCGCAAAGAGTACATTCCTGACGGGGTGGGCGGCTTCCTTCCCAGTGAGTACATTTATTCTCTTCCGCTAGCTGGAGAAGCCTATCTTCAAGAACTTCGAGCAGATCGGGAGAATCAAATACTTCAGGCCGCATTGGATTTGCTGGTGACCATCTTCGGTCAGAAATTTTAAGGGCATCACAAACGCGGTCAAATGCTTCGTGCAGCTCTTCCGTGGTCTTGCCCTTTCCGCATCCGTAGTTGAAGCAGTAACACCCGATTTCAAGAGAGCACCGGTGGTCGCAATTTGCGCACTCTTCGCTTTTGATTCCGGGCAGGCCGGACGCTTCCGTTGCCAGAAGAGCAAAAATTCTGGTTTTGTACCGGCCCAGTTCAATCTCGTACTTATCCACAGATTTACTCCTTTCTGCTGTTGAGCAGGCTTTCCGCATAGGAAAGCACCTCTTGTTTTTCCTGTGCCGACAGAGAAGAAAATAAAGCTTTGAGGCGGCACTTTTCTTTTTCTTCCATTGTACCACAATTTGCAAACTTTGTACTATTTTCTTGCACTTTATTTTCCCCCTTTGGCATTTTCCTTGATAATTTAGTTTTTCGGCAGCTGGTTGGCTGCCAATTTTTGTATATGTGAGGTGCGTTTTATGAAATGTCCAAAATGCGGAGCTGAAATTGAGAACGTGAAATTCTGCCCTGAATGCGGAGCACCTGTTGCTTCGGGTCCCGTGACAGCAGCTATCGAATCAGACGAAAAGCCTGAAAAGAAGAAAAAAGGTCACGGATGCGGATGCGCGGTCGCTGTTAGTGTTGCGCTGATCGTGTTCGTTATGATGATTACCCCTTCTTCCAGCACGACAAGTTCAACGTCCGGAACAAAGAGCAGCACGTCCATAAAATCGTCAATTTCTGCCGATGATGGCCTTACAATGGGGCAGAGAAACGCTTTGCGGTCTGCCGAAAACTACCTGAGCGCTGGTATGGGATTCTCTTACAGCGGCCTTGAAGACCAGCTTGAGTATGAAGGATATTCCACGGAAGATGCTACTTATGCCGTAGATCATTGTGGTGCTGACTGGGACGAACAGGCTGCAATAAGAGCAAAAAATTATATCAATTCTATGTCTTTCTCTCGCTCCGGTCTGATTGAACAGCTGGAGTTTGAAGGATTTAGCCAAAGCCAGGCGGAATACGGCGCAACTGCCGTTGGATATTGATGTGTGAACTTGTTCACAACCGTATTATAAAACCGCTGGTTGTTGTCGTCAATCCCTATTCGTTCCCTTCTTTCAGCGGAAAAATACGCTGAAAAATGTGGATTTGCGCTGACATTTCAGCTTATTCGCGGTTGCAAGGCTGTTGCAAATTTTGCAACAGATCAGCAGCCAGCGCCCCGCCGGGCTCACCGGCTGCGTTACGCAGGGCTTGCACCTCCGGCAGGGCCTTATCTTGAATGTAAGCGCAAGCAAGGCGCTGCTGCTCCGGGGTCATATCCAAATAGCAGGCCAGCAGGGCACGGGCATGGGTGCGAAAGTGTGACAGATTTTTCATAACTCATTCCTCCCAGGGTGCAGGGGTGCGGTCGGTGCCAGTCAGGATACTGGCGGGCATTCCATCGATGATGGTCATTTCGGTTTCTTTACCGTTTCTTTGCTCAAAATCCATTTTGTTTTCTCCTTTCTTTTGTGCACATCTACGATTTATAAACCAAATTCTACCATGCGCCGTTGGAAAATAAAATACGGATAAAATTTGTCGAATGGCGCAGATTTTTTCTGCGCCATTTTTTGTTAAAAATACGCCGATATTATGGGGGTGAAAGTATGAGTTATTTTACGGCAAGCCAAATCGGAAAAGCGCTTGCAAAAGCACGGGTGTCTGCCCGTCTGAGTCAAGCGGAGATCGCAAGGCGCATCGAAAAAGGAGAGCGCACCGTGCAGAGCTGGGAAAAAGGATGTACCATCCCGGACAGTGACGAGATCATGGATTGGTGCACGGCGTGTGGGGTGTCGCCCATCACGGTGTTCATGGAGATGACCCACCCGGATCTGTACAAAGTGCCGGATGACGGCAAGGCCGACAATGAGTTAAACGCGGAGTTGCGCCGTCTCGTGGTAAAACTGCCGCCGCTGACAAAAAGGCTGCTTCTCTTCATACTGAAAGGCAGTCACGGAAGCAGCCCGCCCGCTGTCATATCGGAGATAGCTGCAAATTTGCACTGCCCGCTCAATAACCGGGTCAGCGTATGCGGAACCATCATCGACCAATACAACTTTGCCCAGAGCATGGGATTAGACCCATGCCCGGACGCTCCGCAGCCTCCCATTGACGACCTGAAGATCAACTACAAGGCCGGAAGAGCCGCTGCTGAAAATGGTGCATTCGGATATATCGGGCAGAAAAAGGAGTAAGCCATGAAATGCGTGAGACCATGCTGCAGGAAAGAGATCCCGGATGGTGCTTCTTTTTGTCCGTGGTGCGGGAAGAAGCAGTCGGAAGCCGCCCCGCAGCAAAGAAAAAAGCGCCGCCGCCCAAAGGGCAGCGGCACAGTGTACCCTTGTGTATGGAGGTGGATTTTATGAAAAAACGGGTCAACACGGCATTTTGGGTGGAAAAGGAAAAGCGCTGGTGCATCGCGGTTCAGAAGAACGGCACCCGCAAGCGGTTTTACAGCAGCACGCCGGGCCGCACCGGACAGCGTGAAGCAAACGCAAAAGCGGATGCATGGCTTGATGATAGCATCCGGGACGGCAGGAAGAAAGTGGCCACGCTCTATGCCGAGTGGGTGGAAGAACTGAAGCTGACCTGCGGGATGTCCTATGTGACACAATGCCAGCGTTACGGAGACTGCTACATCCTGCCGACCTGTGGGAATATCCGCATTGACGAGTTAACCGAGGGCGATCTTCAAAAGGCCATTGACGTTTCGTTCCGGAAGCGCTCACAGAAAAAGAACCAGCGCAAGCCCATCTCAAACCAGCCGTTGAGCCGAAAGACGCTTATGACGATCCGGGCTGCGGAAACCGCCTTTGTCAAGTGGTGCCGAAGAAACAAGTACACGACGCTACACCCTGACCTGTCTATCCCGAAGAATGCCAGGATGGGGAAACGCACGATCTTGCAGCCCACCGCCTTGAAGACCCTGTTCAGCGTAGACACCCGCACCTACTATGGAAAGCCGGTATTTGATGAATATATCTACGCCTACCGCTTTGCAGTTGCGACTGGCCTACGTCCCGGGGAGCTGATTGGTCTCTGGTATGGTGACATCAAGGGGAATACGGTCAACCTTCGGCGCAGCATCAACGTGCACCGGGAGCAGACCACCGGAAAGAATGAAAACGCCATCCGCTCTTTTGACATGGGCAAGGAAGCACGGGATGCCTATGAGGCGCAGGTACAGCTCCTAAAGGCTCAAGGCATACTGCTAAACTACAATACGCCGCTGTTTCAGATTCCCTCAGAGCATACGCTCTATCGCCGCTGGGAATCGTATCAGGAAGCAAACGGGCTTGAGCCGAAAGTCTCACTTTACGAGCTACGGCACACTTTTGTCAGCGTTGAATCAAGCGTCCTGACTGACAGCCAGCTGAAGATGCTTGTAGGTCATAGCAAGAACATGGACACTTCCGGAGTGTATCGGCACGAGCTTGACGGTCAGAGGGAAGATCTTGCTGCCGCTACCACCGCGGCATTCAAAAAGGCTCAAGGGTGATTCTGGTAACACATTTGGTAACACTCTTTTTTCTAAATGTCAAAAAACAAATCGGACATAACCAAACAAAGCCGCATTATTCCTACGCTCTTTCATGCATACCAGATTCATTTTTGACGACAATCAATCATTTTTAATTGTTCGACTCCCATCGCCTCCACCATGAAGAAAGAACGTCATTTCGTTGAGAAATGACGTTCTTTTCTTTATCATGGTAACATTTTTGGTAACACACCGCTGAAAAACAGCTTTATAAACGCAAAAACATCCCCGAGGAACCGTCAGGATCCCCGGGGATGGTGCTATGTATGGCCGTTTTGGGCAGCGCGGCCACGGTGGTGATACCGGCGTTGATCACTCAGACAAAGAGACAATCTTCCGCATTACTAGCTCATACTCTTTCGGGTACACCATCTTTATTGCTTTCATGTGCTCGTCAAGCACCTGCATCAGACCGCCAAATGGCACAGAGCTGGCAGCCGCCACAAAGTCGCTTTGCGGTTCCGCTGCC